GTGATTTTACTGAAGAGCAAGCAGATCAAATATTAAACGTTGAGAAAGATCTTCCTGAGCTTTATGCAATACTAAATGAGTTCAAAGATCGTTATGCAGATGAAACTGGATTGAGAACCAGTGATGGGTATTTTAGAAGCTGGACGCAGGATTATAGAGAGCAAGGCCAGCATCATGTAAGGCATCATCATGGATCATGCGGAATAAGTGGAGTATATTGGATAAGAGCTAATGAGCTTGCTGAGCCTCTAAAATTTTATACGCCTAATGTTGCTAACAAATATGCAAATTATCAATTGCATGTGCAATCAGAAAATGATGCGAATGTTTTTTCTGCGCAAAGCGCTAGCTTTCCCGCAGAAAAGGGCGTAATATTATTATTCCCTTCTTATTTAGAGCACGAGGTTGGTCTATCAAAACCTGGAACCATCAGGTCTACACTAGCCTTTAATTTTAATTTTATTAATGAAAACGTTTAGGAGTAATACTATGTCAAACTATATGGAATTGTCAAGCTATTTTGGCGAAAATAAAAGAGCTGATGTCATTAAATGTGTAGCAGAAAACCGCTACGGTGTTAAGTTTTTTGTGGAAGATAATAGTTTAGGTATTGAGTGGTATGATGGCAAATCAGAAGCATGGGTAGAAGATGCGGCTGAAAACTGGGTTGAAGGTATCAAGGAGACTCCAGTATTTTCAAGTTAACCCTGTACATTTTGCTAAGCATGTGTTATAATATACACATATTAAATGATGGAGATAAGTAATGGCTGCAGAGAATAAAGTAAGAACTAAGATGCGGAAGAATCGTTATACTATTGACGATAAGTATATGGGTGCAGAACCATTTTGGGAACAAGGTAAAACACCAACTGATCCAGCAGAACGCCAGTTAGAATGGGGTAAAGCTGCACAATGGTACAACTACTTCTATAAGCTCAAAGACTATGTTCCTTATGTTATTCAGTATGCTGAAGAAGTACACTCTTATAATAAAGACGACATTAAATCACTAAAGGCCTGTGAAGATTGGCGAATCGTTATGGGCATCGGCGGTGTTGCTCGGTTGCATTTTAGGGGGTGGGATCATGAGCAGGCTATACATGATCAAATGAAAGAAAAGCTTGATGTTGCTATTAAGCACGGTAGAACTATTAAAGAAGAAAAGCAAGAGCAGCAAGCAACTGCTGCACCAATTATCTCTATTGCAGAACGTACGCGCATGAAGATGATGGATACAGTTTACCCTGAGTTCGAAGATACTATTATTGAAGGATGGGTAAACGATAACTTTAAAGAAACGTTTGATGTATTCAATACGTTTAAAAAACACGGATTAAAGGGTAACGCAATCAATGGCTTTAAAGAATTGATTGATGCTGAATATCAGCTAATTAAAGATGCACTTGATAAAAACTGTGAGCAGGCCGTAGAAGCTTATTCACATATTACTACTGGCAATAAACGTAAAATGATTAAGCAGATAGAAACTATATTTGATGATCTTGAAAAGTTACGTCAGTCATTTAAAGCTACACGTACGGTTACTACTAAGACAACCAAGCGTAAGTCAACAGATGCTCAAGTTAAGAAACTTAAGTACAAAGCAGAAGACAATGAGTTTAAGATTACTTCCATTAATCCAGTTACGATACCTGGAAAGGAAACACTCTACGTCTTTAATACTAAATCACGAACCCTCTATCAGTATGTAACTGCGGCTACAGCTGGCTTCGAAGTTAGTGGTACAAGTATTAAGAACTTTGCACCTAATCTATCTAAGTGTACGAAGCTTAGGAAACCAGATGATGTTCTTCCTTTAATATTAACCAAAACACCGAAACAGATTGAATCTCAGGTATGGAAATCCATTACCACGAAGGTTAAAGAATGTAACGGTAGACTTAATGCCGATTGTGTATTATTGAGAGTTGTATGATAGATGATGAAGAAATAACCAAACATAAAATCATGACAAAGAAAAGATTCTCTTTGGCCGTCGAACAAGTAGTAGCGCAGCATAGGAATGTATCTTATATTGATGCTGCAGTGATGGTCATAGAAAAACGTGGTATGGACTATACCAATTTAAAACGATTACTTAGTGATTCGCTCAAAGCTAAAATAGAGAATGAAGCGTCTGAACTAAGATTAATTAAAACCAAAACCGGAAATAAACTACCATTATGAAAGTAGGATTTACTTGTAGTACATTTGACTTATTGCACGCTGGACATGTAATCATGCTACGTGAAGCAAAGGAGCAATGTGATTATTTGATATGTGGTCTACAAGTAGATCCAAGTATAGACCGTAAAGAGAAGAACGCACCTATACAAACTATAGTGGAACGTTATACACAGTTAAAAGGTATAAAGTATGTTGATGAAATTATTCCATATGCAACAGAAACTGACCTAGAAGACATTCTTAGTATGTACCCAATTGATGTCCGCATACTAGGTGAAGAATACCGAGACGGTAAATTTACTGGTAGAGCAACATGTGCTAAGAGAGGCATTGAGCTATACTTTAATAAAAGGGATCACAGATTTAGTACAAGTGATCTTAGAAACAGAGTATGCACCAAAACTATTTAATTAAACAACAAAGGAAAGATTATGAGTAATGTAATACTGCCATCGTCAGATGCAGACAAACAAAGAATCAAGGGTTGCGTTGAAGAGATCGCAAATGCAATGACTATGATTCAGGCACAGAAAGATTTTATTAAAGAAGCTGTTGCCTCATGTGCAGAGGAAGTCGAAGTAGACAAGAAGTACCTACGAAAGCTAGCCTCTATCCACTATAAACAGAACCTCAATGAAGTTATCGGTGAGGTAGAAGACGTGGAAGCTCTATACGAAAGCGTTATGAAATGATCGACCCTTTTGAATCTTTTAAATTGTACAACGCTCTCAAACTCCACTTTGAGAGCAACTCGTACGATGCTATCAAATATAACTTTAAGACTAATGTGAAGGCAACGTCTTTTCTTAAACGAAAGGATAAGTACTTCTTTGCAAAGATAGCCAGGCAATACGAAAAAGATTTAATGGGATACTATATTGCCAATTTTAAACACGGTATCTCATACGTAGGCGATATGATCAACGAAGTAGGTGAAGATAACTACAAGAACCACAAAAGAATAAGAGAAAGTATTCATCGTGTGTTCAGTGTTGATATAAATAGATTAACCGAAGAGGACTGCACATTCGACGAGTTGTTTGAATCAGTCGATGGTCAACATCCTCCGGTTGTACAAATTTGGATGCAAGAAGATATATCATTAGAGACTGTGGTCATTCTTAATTCCATACTAGGGTTTATACCTCGTGAATCAAAGAAGATATCGGATACCATTATATGGCCTGATATTCAAAGGAAGATCGATAAGTACGGACCCTTCGTAAAGTACGATGTCAATAAGTGTAAAACTATTTTGACAAAGGCCTTTACAAGCATATGAAAATATGTTATAATAGACTATCATATAATGCATAAAGTGGATAATTCAGCTAATACAATGTTTAATACGGAGAAACAACATGTCATTTGCAAACCTTAAGAGCTCACGAGGCTCGTCAATCGACAAACTCGTAAAGGCAGCGGAAGCTGTATCTTCTAAAACTGAAAGCACAAAAGGTTACGACGATAATCGCTTTTGGAAACCCACACGTGATAAAGCTGGTAATGGCTACGCTGTAGTCCGATTCCTACCTGCTCAGGAAGGTGAAGATCTACCTTGGGTACGTTATTGGGATCATGGATTTAAAGGTCCTACCGGTCTTTGGTATATTGAGAACAGTTTAACTTCTGTAGGTCAACAAGATCCTGTATCAGAAGCCAATGCTGTACTTTGGAATAGTGGTCGTGATGAAGATAAAGCAATCGCTAGAGAAAGAAAGAGACGTCTACACTATGTATCAAACGTCTTAGTAGTGTCAGATCCTGCTAACCCGTCTAATGAAGGTAAAGTATTCCTTTATAAGTTTGGTAAGAAAATCTTTGACAAAGTTATGGATGTTATGCAACCAGACTTTGAAGATGAGACTCCTATCAATCCTTATGACTTCTGGGAAGGCGCCGACTTTAAGATTAAGATCCGAAAAGTTGAAGGTTGGGTAAATTATGATAAGTCAGAGTTCGCATCACCTAGTGCTTTGTACGAAGGCGATGAAGAACGATTAGAGGGTATCTACAATAAGTTAAATTCTCTATCAGACTTTACTGATCCTAATAACTATAAATCATATGATGAATTGAAAGCTAAATTGAATAAAGTTTTAGGTGTTGATGCTGGTCATGCTCCAATGAGTGCACCAGAACCAGCCATGACTAATACTATGGAAGCTCCAAGTATTCAATCGGCAGCTCCTGCAGATGATGTTGCGAGTAGTTCAAGTAGCGATGAAGATGATACACTATCTTACTTTGCTAAATTGGCTCAAGAATCATAATAATAAAGTAGTAACGACTAATCCCCTAGTTTCGGCTAGCGGATTTTTTTTAGCGTGCGAATGAGCCATAGCCGGATGCTAG